ACCGACGTAGCAAAGGCGAAGATGGAAATGCAGGAGAGCGCCAATCGCTCAGCAGTCGTATCCCTCACCTTGGGCGAGAAAACCGCGTACAGCCCTCCTATGCCGACCACGAACCAGCTAGCACACGAGATGATCGCGTGCAGTGTGACGATGTATTGCGTGTTCACTTGGAACCCCCAGAGATTCGTTTGAAGAAGTCCAGAACGATTTTCCAGAAGTCAGAGATGGGGGCCGTCTGAATGAACTCCCATAACCGGGACATGACGGCCATGCCGAACAGTCCTGCGAGAAAACCCGTAAATCCCTCTGGAAGTCCGATTCTGGACGATAAGTGAGGGGACACTATGTAAGCCAAAAGCGCTCCTGCCGAGGCGGTTAGTAAACGCTCCGTAACAGTGCCGCTAAGGAATTTCATGGACACGAGCGCACCCGCTACCGAGGATAGCTTGGTCAGTACCACATCGGCGTCGAGTGAGGGGAAAATCATCATCAATCCTTATTAGCCTGCAATGTCGTTGCCGCCGAACACGAGCACGCTAAACCGCGCGTCCTGTGCAACGTCTGCAAAGGTCTTGATGGCGATTTGCATGAAGTCGGGCGTCTCGTTGACCACCGTACCGTAGCCCGAAACGCCAGCGAGCAGCGTAATCGAATAGGCATTGGTGCCCGTCGTCAAGGGGTGAGCGTAGTTGATTGTGTAAAGACCCACCCCAGTGCGGACAACCGAACTTACAGCGAAGGACTTAGCAACCGTGCCTGCCGTGTCGGAGGTAGACACCCAAGCAGTGGCTACGCCCAATTGCTCGACGTGAGGGCCAAACTGCGAGAAGTTAGGCCGCTCTACATCGTGGTAGTAGTTGTTCCCCAGATCCACAACCTTGATGTTGCGTGTGGTGTCTGCGATTGCGACGTACTTTTGAGCAGCCGAGACAACATATCCGTATTCCGTGTAGCCCCGGAAGCCGTTGCCCATCAGGGAGAGGGTGTAATGGGTGCTGCCGCCGCCTTCAAACAAGATGCAGTTGGTCGTATGGATGACATGACGCTGGAAGCTGCAGCCGATCAGGGTGAGCGTGCTTGCTACTCCGGGATTGGAGAACCATAGGTCCGCCTTGCCGTCGTTCTGCTCGAAATACACGCCAAGGAACGTCGCGCCCCCGGTTCCTTCGCCCACTTCGTCATCCCAGATCAGGCGGCAGCCCCAGCGCACCAGATCGGGCTCAGGAGAAGCTCCGGGAATGGGTTGGCTGCCTTCGATCGATCCGCCTACATAAGTGAAGGTTGCAGGGTTGTGGATGTCGAGCGCGTGATTCCGGCAGTTGCCAATTGAACAGTTGTAGAACGACAGGACGTTGGGCTGCGTGAAGACGTTGTGGTTTGCGTAGAAGCCGTACAGCGCGAAGGTAAAAACGCAGTTGATGAAGTTCGACTCGTGGACATCGAACATAAAAACACCGTACCGACCCCCGTTGGTGCGGACGTTGCGCATCGAGAAGTGGTAGTGGTTGTCGAGGTAGATGCACGAGCCCTGCACATCAGCCTTGAGAATCGCCATCTCGTCAATGTGCTGCTGGGAGTAGGAACCCAAGTTCCCCGGCTGACCCTTGACAGTCACAAGGTCGAAGTTGCCCGAGTCGCCCAGCAGCATGGAGCCACGCGGACCAGCGCCCCTCAGAGAGGTGCGGAAGCTCTCCAGATTGCCACCCGTGGTGTTGGAGATCATCAGGCCAGGCGCACCAATACGGTACTTGCCCGCAGGGACGTAGACCTCAGCACCGATCTTGTTCGCCGCGTCGATGGCGGCTTGGAAAGCGGCCCGGTTGTCTGTGCCTACGCCATAGTCCGTGCAGTCAGCCACTGCACCGAAGCCCAGCACACTCAAAGTCTCGTTTAGCTTGGATTCTAGGGTGACAGCCACAGCACCGGCTTCGGGTCGCTTGTAGCCGATCTGACTCTGGAGGCCCGTGTTGATCGAGTCCGGCAAGTAGATGACTTGAGCCCCGTTCTTCCGTTGCACTTCAAGCGAGTAGTTGCCCGGCACAAAGGCGTTGGTCGGCGAACCGTTGCGGGCAATCATGCCGTTCAGAGTGCGTAGGGGTTGAGCAGCGGGGATAGTCCCCTCCTCGTCCCAGTAGACGGGCAGGGGGGCAACCTGGGCGTTTTGACCCGGCTTGCCGATATAGATGAACCCTTGATCCAGGGGGGAGCCGTCAAGGTCGAAGAACTGCGGGAGGGGAGTAGCAATAGCGAGCATTTCAGTCCTGAGTGTTGTTTTGGCCTTGGATGACCTGAAGAATCCACCGCTCACGGTTGGACAGATCGGAGTCTTTGCCTACGGCTGCGGCAAAGCGCTTGAAAGGTGCGGAGTTGGCGAGGCGCTTGGCCTTGACGGTTTCTTTCCCCCCAGCCTTGACCATCTGGGCGAACTCTGGAGAGGCGAGGAGGGCGTCCGCTGCTTTGATAGCTTGCGTCTTGACTCCACCCGTCAGGGCACTAGCCACCGCAGCACCGACACCGGGACCGAAGACCGCGCCCGCAGCAGTTCCCGCAGTCGCACCTACGGCACTCTTGCGAGCAACGGCGTAGATTCGATCGACAAGGTTGTCAGCGCCCTTGAACTGCTCCTCAAACGAGCGCAGGCGCCCAGTCGTGATGCGCTCCTTGCTGGCTTTGCTGATGCCCTCCGAGACGCGATATAGGTCGCTCAGTTGCTTCCTTGCCGGACCGGGCAGGTTAGACATCACGGCGGTGTAAGCCTGCTTGTTTCGCAACAGACCCTCATACCATTTGGCATATTCGGTGAAGCTGATAGAGCCCTTAGTGCTTGCTCTACGGAACGCGGACGTCAGGCCAGAAGCCATGACTTCCTGTTTCTGAGCATCCGGCACCGCCTTCAGGAGCCTAACCAGGCGCGCAGTATCCCCTTGAGAAACCGACTGAACAGACTGAGTAAGCTTGCTGACGAAAGAACCATCAAGAGCCTTACCAAAAAGGGAAACGAGATCATCTTCCAGAGCCTTACGGTTAACGATGGCTGCCCGCGCCGTGTTGAATAGTTCAGTTGCGCCGTGCTTGCCCACGACACGCGATTGGTCTTCAGTGATGAGCTCGTACAACTTTTTCGCCAAGCCCGTGTCTGCGTCCTTGAAGGGGCCAGTCATGCGAGAGGCTGCGCCGACATCCTTGCGGACATCATCGAGCAAGGCATACGTAGGCTGAGTGACGACCTTTACCGTCTCGCGCGTGGGGCGAGCGCGAGCGCCCAGCAGCAGGCCGGCTTGCTCAGGATCGGCAACGGCCTGCTCTACCCTCGTGCTTTCCTTGGGCTTCAGGCGAGCGAGAATCCGCTTCTCCATCGGGGACAGATTGGCTTCGCCACCCAGTTCCTCTGACCGTTTGGCAATGAATGAAAGGACGTTGTCGGCCGGCGCCTCCGCCTTCAGAGGGATCTCTTTGCGGATCTTGGCGTAAAGGTTGTCCGCACTCTCCTGCAGCTTTTGCTGGGCGTCCTGCATTTCTCTCTTAACGTTGGCGCTAACCGTTGAGAGGTCGCTACTTCCGCCGATTTCCTCGATGAGTTTGTCGGCACGCCGGCTGACCTGCTCCAGCCCCTGAACCTCAGCAGCGCGCGTCTCGCTGCCCGGAATGGACTTCACGGCCTGGGCGAGTTCGCGGTATGCCTGATTGGTAGTGACGTGGTCCGGCTGGAGATGTTCTTCGATGCCGAGCCGCTTGGCTGCATTCACGGTTGCCGCATCGGGCGCCGTCTCGCCTGCCAGGATCTTGGCCGCACGCCCGCTACCTAATCCACCCTCTGCAGCCTTGCGGGCCGTCTGGGCGAGTTCGTCAGCAGCCAGAGGCTTGGCAGCAGTGGATGCGACCGGAGGGATGGTCGTGGGTTCAGGAACCGCAGGAGCGACGGCAGCCGCCTCACGGGCAGCAGCAGCGGGCGCGGGGATGGGCTCGGGAACGCCACGAATCTTGGCTAGACCAGCCTTGCCTGCATTGACGACCTCACCACCAGCACGTGCGAGCAGGGGCACAGCGCCGCCCGCCACAGCCGCGATGCCTACTTCCTTGGGATCAAAGGAGCCGCCTGTTGCTGCTTGAGTCGCCTCAATGACGCCCTGCGTCGCACCACTCGCCAGCGCCATACCGCCGATAGAGCGAGCAGCACCAGCAGGAGTAAAGGCGGCAGCGGTCCCAAGGGCGCGGGGAATGTCGCTTGGTTGAAACCCAGGCTTGATTGCATACTCCTTGCCGTCAACAGAGGAGCGCAGCAAGAAGTTACCCTTCTCGTCCTGTCTCGTTTGAACGCCAGGGAAGTTCGCCTGAATGATCTTTGCCGTTTCCTCCGGGCTTGACATGAGCGTGCCGATGCCCGCCTTTGCCCCAGCAAGAGATAGTTGATTCATCTCCGGCATGCCAGCCCAGTCGGGGAGGGCGTCCGTCTCAGCGGTTTTGCGGAGGTTACCGGTCACCATGTCGGCGGCTTGAGCCATGACACCGGGAGTCTCAATCTTGGGCAGCGTTTGACCGTTGGGCAACGTCAGAGCACCCGAGTTGACATCGCGCTCAAAGGCTTGGCGCTGCTCGTCGTTCATGCGACCGTCTTTGTAGGCGGCAAGAATGTTCGAGATGCCGTCCGAACCAACTGGCGCAGCGGCCGGGGCAGCAGATAGCGACGCGCCCTTGGGCAGCATCAGCTTGCCGCCGTTCACGTCAGCCTCGAAAGCCGCCTTCTGCTCGGGGTTCATCTGCCCGCTTTTGTAGGCGTTGTAGATGTTCGTGATCGCCGAGTCAGGAGGAACCTCGATCTCAGCCTTGACGCGGTCGAATGTGCTTTGGGTCGGCTCTGCGGATGCAGCCGTGGCTTTCTTCTGCCCCACCATCACACGGTTGATGTAGGCATTAGTGACCTTGCCCCAGTTGCTGCGATCAATTCCCGCCACGTATTCGCCGACGGCTGCAGCCGGATCGTTGTTGTTCCTTTTCAGGCTCTCTTGCAGCAGCAGGCCGGCACCCTCGGAGGCGTTCTCAGGGCTCAACTTGACGTCGATGCCGTATTTCTTCTTTATGGCAGCCTGTGTGGCAGGGATGAACTGGTATGGCGTCTCTGCTCCTGCCGAGCTCACTTGACCATGGTTGGTGCGCTCTCCGTTGGTGCGGATGCTTGACAGCAAGCCAGAAGGGAGGCCGAGTTTTGCCTCCGTCTTTGCGTCCAAGGACGCATAGAGCGGATCACTGTACTTCTCGGGGAACTCGTTAGCCATCAGAACCCGCCAGTTGCTCCGCCAGCGGCAGGCGGATTTGCGAACACGCCATAAGGCGCGGACTTGATCGTGGATTCATTGGAGGTCTTGGTTGCCGTGCTCTCCAAGTACTTCTTAGCGAACGCCGGGAAGTTGGTTCCAGCCGGAACCTTGATGCCCTCGATCTCAATGTCTCTCTTGGCCGCGCCCAGATGCTGAACCTCACCGAACCATTGAGCCTTCGCCGTGTTGAGGGCTGCGTCGTAGGTCTGTAGCTTTGCCATGCCCCGCAGGAAAGATGCCAGTTGCTTGGCATCAGCGTTAGGGGGCGGGAAGCCTTCCATTGCCAAGGCCACGTCTTTGTCAGTCGCCGGGCCGGGCGGCAGAGCCTTCATGATGCCTTGCGACCGGATGCGGGTATATTCCTGCTTCAGCGCGGTCATGCCATCTTGATTGCCGGTGGCCTTCTTGATCCACTCGCCCGCAGAGCCGAAAGCACCGTAGCCACCGCCAGCAGCATCTAGGCGGGTAGCCAAGCTCAGGATCTGAGACGCGCTTTGCTCGCTTGCCACCGCTTGAGCAGATGAGTCGTTGACATTCTTTCGGGCGTCAGGCGGCAGCTCGCCAAACTGGCGATTCATCTCCGTCATCTTGAGTTTGGTATCGGTCAGCAGCTTGTCCTTGTCCAGCCCAAGTCGAGCCGTGCGCTCGGAGATGGTGCTGCTGATGTTCTCGATGTCTGCAGCCTGCTTTTGCTGCTCCATTTGGAACTTCTGAGGCGCCACATTGGCGTCAAAGGTCTTGAGTCCTGCTGTAGCTTGAGCGGTCACGGCGTCTGCCTTGGCCTTCGCGAGTTCAGCGGGCGCCTTGTCTCCGGCGCGCTGTTCTGCACCCATGACCGACATGCTGTCGAATATCTCTTTGCCGCCGGGGGCAAACGCCAGCATCATTCCAGTGACCGCGCGAGCCGTTTCAGGGCTGGCCTCAATGGACTTCGCCTGTGCGCGGAGTATTTCGATTTCACGCTTATCACCCCCCGCCTCCGCAAGCTGGTCGGCGCGGTCATTCAACTTGGCAGCAGCCAAATCAGGGCGATTGTTTTTCACGGCCGACATGACCTGCCCGACATCCTTTAGCCAGCCTGCTTTCTGCCCTTCATTCTTGACGTCCCATGCTGCTTTCAGGCTTTTTTCTTGGCCTGGGATCAGCGTGATCGCTTTAGCATAGTCGTCGTACGTCGCATTCTTATTGCTGATGAGCGAGTTCAGGACTTCCGCCTGTTGCTGACGCTGCGCCATGGCCGCTTGCTGGGCTGCTTGGTACTGCTGTTGCTGCTGGATGTCGTTGCGGATGGCCGCGCCCCCCTGATAGCCGGCAAGCACCGACTGAAAGGGGTTTTGCACTTGAGAGGAGTAGTCGATGGGACCCATGTCGTCCTCAGAAAAGAGCGGTGTTGGAGAACTGCGAGCCAAAGCCCGTGGTTCCCGCGCCGAATGTCGGGTTGTTCGCCGCGATGCCGGTTACGCCCGTGCCGCCGAAGCCGGCGAAGTTCGACCCGAAGCCTCCGGCGATCGTGCCCAGACCCTGAGAGATGCCGTTGATCGACTGCGCCTGTGCGTTGCCGCCAGCGATAGCCGCTCCGGCCTGTGCCGCGCCTTGTTGCTGGTACAGGTTGGAAATGTTGTTGCCCGTCTGCATTCCCGCGTTACCCACCCCAGCAGCTGCGTTCTGGCTCATGCCAGTGATGCCTCCCAAGTTGGAATACTGCTGCTGGATCGTCTGAGCGAGCAGGGCAGGGCTGAACTGAGCGAGGGCGCCTTGGATGTTGCCGCCACGAAGACCACCCGTAGCAGAAGCGTTCTGGCGGATCGAATTCTCACCCTGTGCCAATAGGCTTTGGAAGCCCGCCGAGCCTTTGATACCGTCAATCGCCCGTTGCTGGCTGTCATTGCCGTTCAACCCCAGCAAGGACTGCTGAGCAAAGAGAGAGCCCGTGTTCGCACCCGCCCGGCCCTCAAAGCGCCCAATGTTCTGGAAATGCTCGTCAGGGTGTTGGGAGTAGTACGGATCAGACGCTATGTCTGGATTCGCATTGAGGTAGGCTTGGGGGTCAAAGTTGCCCGTCCCCGCCTGAACGTAGGGGTTCAGAAGCGACCGGACTTGGTCGAACTGCCTAGCCTGCTCGTCAATGCCTGCCTGAGCAGAGGCTGACTGAGCCTGAGAAGCGGATTCCGCCGCCTTGGCTTGTTTCTTCCCTGCAGCGCTGGAAGCCACGCTCCCAACGACTGCACTCCCAACCACGGCGGCGGCTACCATATCTAGTCCTTCAAAATCTTGGCGTAGAGCCGTTCGACAGGCTTGTAGCCCAGCCGCTCAAACAGAGGGCCTTGGTCGAGGTGCAACTTGGTTGCGGTGAATAGTTTGCGCACGCCAATGGCTTTCAGCTCGCGCTCGACTGCTTGGAACATCCGCATGCCAGTGACGCCGTGGCGCCGCTCAGGAGCGATCCAGTAAACATCCGTGATGCCGTGCAGGGTGGATTTGTAGTGAAGGTGGCCCGAGACGATGGCGACGTGGTAGCCGATCAGCTTGCCCTCTTGGCGCACGGTCAGGATATGCAGGGCGCCGGACTCATCGAGCGCATCGTATTGATCATGATCAATGTCAAGCGGGACATCCGCATGGTTCAGGGCGATCTCTTTCCAATGCCGGGTAAGCAGCGGCAGCATCTCTGCCTTGAGGTCGCGCCAGCGTTCGACGGCGTACTGGCTCATTTGGACACCCGAGCATCGAGCACCAGATGAATGCGATCCGTGTCCGTGCGGTTCACGATCTCGTGTTCGAGAGCGTTGTTGAACCAGAAGACGGAACCTGTCTCCCAGTACGCTTCTTCTTGCTCGCAGCGGAACGAAACGCCGGGCACACTCTGCAGAACGATGTGGAAGCGGCTGTAATACTTGACGTGCTCGGGCGTGTCCGCATGCGGGTAGATCCGCCCACCGGGAGCGATGCGGTTGATCATGACCCGGCCCAGTCGCTCTCCACCCACGGCAGCGAACGTGCTCATGACGAGCGGGCGGGCTTCGGTCAGGATGGCATAAGCCGGCTGGTCTTTGCTCTCGTGCTGATCGTAGCCGGGGAGCTTGTTTTGTTTGTAGAGCTCGACCTGTTCTTCGGTGAAGTCTTGGGGGCGATCGGGAAAGCGCAGGATGATCGAATCAATCTCGCCAAACGGGCCTTGGGGATAGTCGCGGAGGAACGTGTCCGCTTTCCACAGTTCAGGGCGACGCTGGATTGCCAGCATGAGGGGCGTCACATTGACGCCAGTGGCGAGACGTTGGAAATTGCGCATGCGGGGCTACTCTCTTTCGAGGATGTTGTGCCCGCTGGCAGGCTACGGCTCAGCTGACCGGAAACCCGGCTGCGCGCATCTTAGCCGAAAACTATCGAAGTGTTAACTCTCATAGCTTGTACGCTCCGATCAGGGGAGAGACATCTGCCACAACAGGGACCGTCATGCGCTTGTTTGCCGTGAAGTCAGCCGCTGCAGATGCACCGCGCGTGCTTGCTGCTCCTGCACTTGTCTGGATAGGGACTTGAGCGTCTGTGAAGTCAGCCCACCATAGATAGAACAGGGCTTGCGTATCAGCATTGGCGCGAGTGGCGCCTGAGCCTGTGTTGCCTATGGTGCCTGCGTTGGCGCGCACCCAGCCAGCGGGAAAGGACGCTGCAGCGCGTTGCTTGAAGTCGCCTGTAGCAGCACTCCCTAGAGCCGCCTGTGCGCCCGCTAGGGTCGTAGCCCCCGTCCCTCCATGAGCGATGCCCAGCGTCCCGCCCATGTTGCCCAGATCAAGGGCCGACTCCTCGATGTTGAACGCAGGATCTCCCGTGATGCCGCTGCCGTTGGCAATCGTGATCTTGGGAGACGCGGCCAGAAGAACGCGGGTCAGTGCGGACGTACCGTTGCGGACTATGAATCCGCCAGATGTCAAGGCTGCAATGCTCGCTAGTAGATCCTTGGTGCGAATCGTGACCGTGTTGGGCGCAGGGCCGTCCACAGCCTCGATGCCGCCAGAAGCCGCCAACGTGCGCGAGTTGTCAAGGTCAGGCTCGGTATTGAAGACGATGAACGAGCGGTTCTGGATCAACAGAGAAAGGTCCGATGCCGCTTGGGCAATGGCGCGGATCTCATCCAGCCCGCCGGGGATCGAGTCTTCTACGTTGCTTTGCAGGTTCTCAAACTTGCGCAGGGTCGATGGGTTGCTGATGAACTCAGCCAACTCCATGCGCGTGATGGTCTGCTGCTTGACAGGAGTAGTAGCCATCAGGAAAGTGGCTCAATAGCCATGTCAAGGCGGATGAACGACAGATGAGAGTCTGAGGTGCCCCGGAACTTCTGCACTCGCCAGTTCCGCATATGGCCGAAACGACGCCATGCCAGGCGCTTCTGGCTCTCGCCCGTCTTTCCTGCATGAATAGGCCGCTCTGCGCTCCACGTCCGGCCATCGACCGAATAGGACGACCAGATGACAGGATTGTCCCCAAAGGCGGCGTTGCCGGGCAGACCGATCAGCTCGACCTCATGCACGATGGCCCCTCTGCCTTCATTGAACAGGGCAGATACGCCGAAGTCCCAGCCGTTGACCTCTCCATAGTGGCTGGAGACATCTTGGGTCAGTTCGCACAGACGAGGACTCAGCGGATCGCCTGCCAGCCATTTGCCGTAGACATACGTGAGGTGTTGGGCACGATATTGACCCTTGCCGATGATGGACGTGGTGAAGTCGAACCAGATCGGCTCACCCAGCACCGCACTTGCCGCAGCGTCAAAGACAAGCGTTCTGTCCGGCAGATGGATGATGAGGTGCTGATGGGCTTTGTCCACCCGCACATCCATCTCCACGGCTGCCAGCTGATCGGGCGTGTACTCCAATAGGATCGTGTCGATCTCTTGCGTGGCGAGCTTCTGAGTCGTTCCGTTCGCCATCAGGTAAACGCTTGGGGCCTCGTTGCGACCCGAACCTAGGAAAGCAATGCTGTCCACAAACTTGGCGCTAGAGTACGTCCCGACCGCTCCACGCTGGATCTGTGCGCCAGGAACTCGCTGGAAGGGGAACAGCGTGCCGCCGATGTTCTGGAAGACCTCGATGGTGTACCGGCCGATCGCGTAGATTTCGCCCCGCTGCTTCTCGATGGACATGATCGAGTCGGGATCTGTTTCTGCAGAGCCGTACTTGAGCGGGTTGACGGCGTAGGGGTCGTCTAGCTCGGTCACAACAAGAGATGTGCCGTCCGTCGTCATGAAGTAGCCATCGACCCAGACCATGTCGAGCGCGTCACCTAGATCCACGTCTACCACTTGAGAGAACGTCGTGCCGTCCCAGTAGTAGAGCTTCTTGCCTGCAGTGACCGCGAGCCGGTCGAAAGAGTAATCCATGCTCACCGGCCCGCCGGCAGCGACAGTGCCGAGCGTGACGGTCGTTCCGTCTTCCTCCAAGCGCACGAGGGACGTGCCCATGACCCGATAGCACTTGCCGTTCCAATTGATGCCGCCACGGTCGAGGCCGGGCATCTCGCCCCCGAACTGGATCAGCCCGTCCGCAGGCCGCAGGTATCCGCTAGAGATGCCAGAGGCTTTGGGGACGGGGACGAGGTTTCGCGGGATCGAGGTTCTGAGGTTCGATCCACTCACGAATACGCCATTCAAGAGCGATATCTGCATTTCAATAGGCTTGGTAGTCCGTGCCGTCGAAGATGATCCGGCGCCGGCCATTGAGGACAAGGGCCAACGTAGCACCCAAGGACAAGCCTGCGATTGTCAGGCCAAAGATCCCCAAAGACCCATCCATTGCGATCTCGAATTGGCACCCAGGCCATGCCAACGACTTGTCGGGCGTGATCGTGCGGTTTGCCGTCATCGTGCCCGTGAGGCGGATGACCGATGGCGAGCGCAGCGGGTAGAGCGTCAAGTTCTGATTGGACGATATCGGGGCCGTGTTCATCCAGAGTGGGCGGACCGGCTGCCAGAAGTAGTTGGAGCCGTAGGCCGAGCACAGGACGAGATCGGTCTTTTCTCCGAACAAGTCTCCGACTCGGGCATAGCGGCCCACCATGTCAGCAGTAGGCACAGGGAGGCCCCCTTGAGAGCCTTGAGCGATAGCTGTCGAATAGATGCCATCCATAATGGAGGAGGCGGCAGAGCTGTTCAAATCCATGCTTGTTTTCCTCAAGAAGTAGATTGCTGATTTAAATAGCTTGTCCACAAAGCCAATTCGCTGGCGCTTAGGGAGCGGTCGGCAATCAGCAGGGCGCACGAGGTAACACTGTCTGAGAACGTGGTTCCGATCGTCACGCCGCTAGAAATCACGGCCCCTGTGCCTGGAATAGCTCGCCCGACTGTGCAATTGGACCCTAGAGACGCGGGGAAGGTGGTACTCAGCGCATCGTCTATTCCATCAAAGACAAGCCGCTTTGGTGTTGTTTGATAAATAGGAAGAAGCCCAGCTGTCGCCTGAATCTGGTGATTCCCCGGAACCTCAGCTACGCTGACCGAAGAAAAATTTGCAGTGTTGCCTGCCCTAGAAAATAGGATGATGCTTGTACCGCTCGCGGGCAAAATGGCCCTCATGATGCCATTGCTTTGCAGTCGTGAGCCGCCCTGAGCAGCAGGGAAGGATGCCACGCTGAACCCCAAGTCACCCGAGCCGCCATACCCGCTGACAGTAGCCGAAATCTCATAAAATCGACCTGCCACCATACCTGATCCTACTGTGTAGGTGGTGAGTGAAGGCCCGCCAATTGCTACTCCTGTGACGTTTGGGGACGACACCAGTTGGGCTCCACGACCGCCGCCTTGATCGCGCGAGAGTCCCAGTCCTAGCATCTGGCCGGGCGCGGTCACAGATGAGATCCCGGTGGAGTCTTGAAACAAAGATGCAGTATTGCTGCGCTCGTACCATGCCCCTTTGACGCCAAACGCGAAGAACGAGGTCAACTGTCCCTCAAGGGACGAGGAGGCCGCGCCAACCAGCCCGAATCTCGGACGGGGCCTCCTCACCTCGGCTAAAGAGCCTAGCTTCATTATGTCTCCGTGGCAGTAAAAGTCTGCCCACTAGTGGCGCCGACGATTGAAATCGACCTGTTGGTGGAGACGGAAAAAGCCTGACCGGCGGCAATCGTGTATGTGCCAGCAGAGCCAATGGCGGCGGTGCCTCCGATCTCATTGATTCCCAAATTGCCAGAGCTGGTGTTTTGTCCCGTTAAGGACGCTCTGGAGGAATTTGCCGGCGCAAGCTGTTGAGCTGTGCCGCCCGTGGCTATCGCGCCTGAGCGGTCCGTGCCAGCTGGCAGGGCTGTTGACGTGCTGCTAGTTGATCCACCGACATAAACGACCTCGGCTTGCGTGCCATCGCCCATGTCTTTGAACTTGATGATGCGATTGCTTCCTACGCCTTGTGTGATGTCTGGCATGATGTTCCTCTTGGTTAGATTTGTGTGTTAGCGGCAAAAGTAAACAATTTTGCCTTGGAGTGTGTCGCTGGCAGCCAAAGTGACCGGGACACTAAGCCTCACTCCATTTCCGTTCACGGTCATGGTGAAGGTGTCCTCGTTCGCGCCAATCGTGGCGTTGCACATGTAGTTCAGCGTGCCGCTGGCGTCATAGAGGAACAGCATCATCCCGCGCTGGTTCTTCAATTTATGCCCACGAAACGGAATCGAAAAACGATAGGCGCTCAGCGAATCGCCCATCGTTGACGTACTGCCGAACGTCATCTGGAAGTCCACGACTACTGTGTAGCCCTGTCGGGAAAAATAGCAGTCGGTGCTTCCATTCCCAAGGCTGGGCGCTCCGGCACTGGTCTGACTCCAGACGGGGACATATGGCGCTGGCTGGCTGAAAAATGAGTTGTACTGACAGTTTGATGGGTTCTCTGTGATGCCCGCGCCATATGTACAGGTCGAGGCCAGCTGCACGCCCTGTGCGTCGTCAAGCACCACCGGGCCAGAAAAAGCAACGTTGCCAACTTGGATGTCCGATCCGGAAATCGTCGTCGTGTCATTGATGGTCGCCACGCGGCCGTTGTTGATGTGAAACAACGCGGAACCTGTGGAGGCTGGGCCGGTGAACTTGAAGTTTCGGACGTAGAAGTTACTGATCGAGCAGCCATTGCCACCACCAGTGCCAAGCTCAAAAAGACCGCCCGATAGCCAAATTCCCTCAAAAAACCTAGGATGCGGAGTGTCGTCGCCCGCTATCAGGATAGCTGGGACAGTCGTTGGCGAAGTCGTCAATCCCTCAAAATCAGATATGTGCGCCCCGCCTCCGATGTTGAAAGCAAACTCAAGAGAAGGGCCTTGAGTGTTGACGGCACGGCATCTTTCTAATCGGTGGGAAAATCCCGAAGAGATATAGAAACCTCGGCCGGAATAATTAGCGCCATCGCCATCAATATTGATATTGTCAAGCGTGCCCAATGCGCCAACAATGACTGCGTCGCCGTTAAAGGCTTTCTTGAACGTTACAGACCTCTGGCCTCCAAGGCCGATCCATTTCTGACCTTGCATCTGAACAAGTGGCTCAGTCAGCAAGTAGGTCCCAGGAAGCCACTTGATCTCACCACCAATGCCGGCCGCAGAGATTGCCGCCTTCATGGCCGACATGTCAGATGACGAAAGGTCCCCTTTGGCGCCAAAGTCCTGGACACTTATGCTGTCCCGGTTTTTATCCTGCTGAGTTCTGAGGACGGCTCCCGAGAAGGCGAGCCTTGTCCCCACTAAGGCGGCGCCATTTGCGTCAGACAAGTCGGCGGTTTTTACGGCCGATGCGAGCGTTGTCGAGGCCGCCTCGGCCGCAGCTTGAGCCAGAGCAGCCGAAGACACAGCCGTCTCCAGCGGAATAGCTAGAGCATCCGCCACCGTCTGATCGATCTCCCCCCGCAGCTCATTGACAGCGATTGCCACAGTCCCCGCCGCCGTCTCTGCGGCAGTCTGGGCGATCTCTGCGGAGGCATTGGCCGACTCCACCGCAATGATCATGTCGTTCTCGACCGAGTCAGCGATGGCGTCCCGGAACTGTCCGTAGCTCACGCGCCGGGCATCGCGGTTGCGACTCGACCATACGGCGAGCAAGTCGCTCGATTCGATCTCGTCGGTGCCGCTCAGGTTGTCTGGTGTTGCCATGCTTAGCCGGGGTAGGTGTGGTGGAGGGTCAGGACGACGCGCAGGTTAGGGCTGCTGTTCGGATTGGTGTCGCTCGTCGCGATCATGTTGCGCACGCCCAAGGCGCCGGCACCATGGAACGGCACCGTGCCCTCAGTCGAGCTGGAGATGCCAAGGCGAATCCAGTTTTGGGTAAAGGGCTTGAGCACTGCGAGCTTTTCCGCTCGACGCACGTTGGTGCCGCTGGCAATGGTTCCCGAGAGGCCCGAGATGGAGCCCAGGACGCGCATGGTCGTACCACTTAGGTAACCGTCCATCAGGAAGCCGGCCGGCACTTGGGCGTCAAACATCCACTTGGCATAGCGGGGCGAGCCATAGTTCTGGCGGGGAACACCGTTGATGGTGACGGTCGTGTCCCCGTTGTTCACGGCTTGCGTCAACTGGAAGACTTCGGTCTGGTAGTTGCTCCAGTAGTAGCAGGCCGAATCCACCGGGAGCAGCTGATTGGAGTTGTAGACCGTGGCTTTCAGGAAGCCCTCGAAGCCGCTGTTCAGCGTCACCAGAGCATGGACGCGCCTCACGTTGTCATCCGTGCGGAACGGAAGATCAAAGATGAGCGGCGTGGATTCGATGATGGTCCGGCCGGGGTAAACGTTGGTCGTGACCTCGCGGGCCTGATACTCCCAAGCGAAGTCTGCAGGGGCATTGGCATCAGCCCGACCTTGCGTACGGTTCTGGAAGTTCTCCCGGACCGCCGCGAACTGGCGGTTAGCCAGCAGCCGGCCCGCATCAAAGCCCAGCGGCCGATCGCCCAAACGCTGCAGGATGGACGTGCCCAGCAGGGCAATGCCGCTACCATCCGTCGTACCACGAGACTGACCGCGCCCCGTGTACTTGACCATCGGATGAGCCTTGTCGATGTAATCGATCTGGGAGGCCATCTGAAGCGTACCCGAGTACACGCTACCGCAGGTCAGCAGGGCTGCCGTGGAGTCGTTGTCAGGCAGGCCTTCGAACAGCTGCTCATAGTTGTTGGCGTAGAGCTCAAGGGCCGCAATTTCCGTGTTGACCAGCGCGTAGCCGTAACGCAGTCCACCGCGAGAATCTGCTTCCATCGTGAAGGAGAAACAGTCACGGCCGTTACGGAAAGGCATGAACACCATGCGGCCCGTTGCGTCAAGGAAGAAGGGATCGGTGTAAACCGTGCCGTTGCGGTCGGCGTACTTCTGGGTTCCCGCTGTGACGATCGAGTCAACATTGGGACGAAGGATGGAGTCGCGCAGGAAGTTGTTGAAGCCCGCGCTGTAGGCCCCACCCATCGACGTATATCCACCCTCCATGCGGATGGTGACGTTGTCCGAGTAGTAGTTGTCGTTGCCGGTGTACGGGCTGCCCGATGGGAAGGCCGTGACGGAGCTGACGTGCAGAACACCCAACTGACCGCCGCCGCAGTTCACGTAACGCGGGTTCTGGCAGCCCAGATAGTAGATGACGCCGCAGTTGCAGTAGTTGAAGTTGACGTTCTTGAAGATCGGGCTGTTCGGATCGTTGAAGAACGCGATACCGAAGCGGAAATCGTTGATGTTGATGTCTTCGATGTACGCGTAGTAGGGAACTGTGGCTGCGTAGAAGCAGCAACCGCCCACCGGGCCCGGATTGGTGTTCGTGGGGTAGGAAAGGTCGGGCGTGACGGTCGATCCGTCCGATATCCAGCCCTTTGCCATGCGCTTTCCGCCGATTTCAGCGCGAGAGCCTTGGATAAAGATGAATCCAGAGTTGCGGAAGACCGTTTCCCGGTTCACACACAGCCGAGCGCCCGCCAAATCGAGGATCTTGCCGGTCGATTGCATGTAATCGACGCCTGCTTGCAGTGCGGCCCAGTCAATCTGGTCGGAAAGCGACAGATTGGTGAGCGTGGGGTATGCAGCTTGAGCATCCGCCAGCGTTGCGTACCGCGTGGAAAGCGGATTGTTGTCGAAAGTGCCCGTGCCGATGGCGCCGAAGTCGTAAATCGAGACGCGTTCGCGGTTCTTCGCCAGTTGGGTGCGCGATGGTCCGCTGATCGAGTCCACAGACACCGCATTGGCGTTCGATGCACCCGAGCCAGTGGGTACTTTCCACGTCGGAGCGGCGCCAGGGCCGTTGGACGTGAGAACGTAGTTCAGTGCGCCTGCAGCAGCGCGCGTGGGAGAGCCGCCCGTACCGCCGACGATCAGGTCACCAGCCGTGGTCATGGGGTTGGCGAATCCACCGCCGCCGCCCGTGCCAGCGTTGGCAATCACAAAGGCCGTGGTGGCAATCTGAGTGGTGTTAGTGCCGTTGGCAGCCGTGGGAGCGGTAGGAACGCCAGTCAGCGCAGGAGATGCAAGAGGGGCCTTCAGGTCAAGCGCGGACTGCTGGGCCGTCGAGACAGGCTTGGCCGCGTCCGAAGTGTTGTTGACGTTGCCCAGGCCCACTGCGCCCGCATTGAGCGTCTGCATGGTCTTGTCGCCACGCAGGTATTGGGAAGTCGTGCCCGTGGGAAGTGCGTTCTCTTTGGCTGCGATGGCAACCGATTGAGCACTCGACACCGGCTTGTTGAGGTCCGATGTGTTGTCAACGTTGTTAAGGCCAACAGCGGTCTTGTCCAGCGTCTGGAATGTCTTGTCACCCCGGAAATACTGGGAGGTGCTGGTCGCCGTGATGCTCGGCTCTTTGCCGGCAAGTGCGGAGTTGAGGTCAGTCTGAGACGACAGGGAGCCTGTGATAGAGCCCCATGCTGCGCCGCTGCCGCCCGATGGCAGGGTCTGCCAGGTCTTGTCACCTCGGAGGTACTGGGTCGTGTTCCCAGGCGCAAGCGTGGGCTCCTTGCCGTCAAGAGCGGCTTGAGTCGCCGTGCTGATGGGCTTGCCCGTGTCGCTCGTGTTGTCCACGTTGGACAGGCCAACCGCAGCCTTGTCGAGCGTGGCAAGGGTCTTGTTGCCCCGGAAGTATTGGACCGACGTGCCGACCGGGAGAACACCTTCCTTGGAGTTCAGCGAGGCCATCAGGTCGGTTTGACTCGACAGCGTGCCCGTGATGGAGCCCCACGTTGCAGCACTGGAGCCGCTGCCTGCGGGGGTAGCCCACACACCGTCGCCACGCAGGAAGGTAGTGGATGTGCCGCCAGCGGGGAGCAGAGGTTGCTTGGAGGCAAGAGCCACCGCGAGGTCACCCTGAGCAGCCAAGGTGCCGCCGATGGAGCCCCAGGTTGCCCCACCACCCGTACCGCCGCCCGCCTGCAGGGCAGCCTTGACGAAGTCACTGAGCGCCGCCACAGAGGTGCGCCGCATGTCGCCATTGCGCTCCGTGAGGATGATGACCTGATCGCCTGCCGATACACGGGGCTGGCTGGTGAGATAGCGAGTGATTGCCATGATGTGCCTTAGATGTCTAGCAGAGCGTCAGGGCCGGCTTGGAGCCGGTCAACAGGAGGGAGAGTGAAGCGACGGCGCCAGCGATTGCCCGCACCAGCTGGGACGACGTTGGGTTGCATTTGCACGGGCTCGGCCATGCATTGCGCCAAGAGAGCGTCGTAAGCCTGTTTGGCAGGAGCAGACGTGGAGCGGGGGACTTGCTTGCCATAGCTCGATGCGAGGCGGATGGCAAGATTGAGGAAGACCGCCTCAGTGAACATGTCCGAGAGGCCCGAGTCTTGGTCCGGGTCGGCGTTCAGCGGGTCGATCGTCATGTTGTAGCCGATGCGGATGCCTTGGCCGTTCCACATCGCCATCATGGAGTCGAGCCGCATCATGGCGGACTGCTGTTCTTCAGGGGTGATGTCGAAGACATGGCCTGCCAAGCCGATTTCCTCGAATGCGGCTGCGATCAACTGGCGCTTGTTGTAGCTCACGACATCAACCTTTCGCCGCTCTCAAACAGCTCTCGGCCATCCATGGAGTTGTGAATGATCACGCCCTCGTCATCTGTCGGGGAGCACCAGCAGTCGTCCCCGCACACGTGCTCTCGCAGGTCTTCCACCGGCATCACGTGCACACACTGATCAAGAGGCAGGCTGAGCCACATCACGACACCTCCAGAGATGCAGCGATGAGGGCGCCCAGCTTCTTGTCGCTGGTGCGACCGTCGAAGCGGATGCCGAGTTCTCGCGCCTTGGCCTCAAGCTCAGGGCGTGTCGGAGGAGCGTCGTAGTTCATGGCTGCGCTGTCTTCCATGAGGGCAACGAATGCCTCAGAGGGGGGATTGGCCGCAGCATGGGACGTGACAGCAGCATCAGCAGCCTCAAGGGGAGTGAGGTGCCATCCATCGACCAACATCTCGGGGACGGCACTGGCGTCAACCACGGTGTAGTCCACCATGACGCCGTGCAGTTCATGCGAGCCCGGCGAACGGTACAGCATCGTTGCTTCTCTCATTGGGGCTCCTAGCGGGGGAATAGGGGCGCCGACCCGTAGGCCGGCGCGTGCGGGGATGCCGCTTACTTCTTGATCGCGATGATCGGAGCGACTTCGTTCATGTAGCCCGGACCTGCAGAGGTCACTTCGTACACGGACGAGACGCCCAGGCGCTTGGTCAGAACGTCGCAATACTGCTTGCGATTCTTGCTCGAACGCTCCAGCTCGATGAGGCCAGCGACCTTCGACTCAGGGACAGCCGGCTCGGCCTTGGCGTCGATGGCTTCCTCGAAGGCAGCCAGATCCAAGCTCAGCAGGTGTTCCCAGCGCATGATCTCGTGCCGGTCGGGCCAACGATCGCCAGGGGCGTCGCTTTCCGTGGCAGAGCGCGTAGCGAAGTTGGTCTGTGCCGACTGCGAGATGGCGGCTTTCACGCCTTCCTTCTCGGCGGCAGTCTTCTCGGCATCAGACAGCTCGGGGAAGTTCTGGATGGCGTCAGGTTTCTTTGCGGTCATGTTGTGCTCCCTATTAGGTCTGATTGAACAACGTCACCCCGGCCATAACCGGGTTGGTCAGCGACGTGCCGAAGTCGATGTCCCAACGCGCCTTGACCGAAAGGTCATTGATCTCAGCTTGGCGCGTGTAGGTGATCCGCAGGCCGTTCTCGGTCGTGCCGCGCATGACTTGCCAGCCGTCTTCCGAGTCCACTTGGAACGAGCCCGGCAGCAAGAGGAGAGATTCCTTCTTGAAGAACGGATTCAGTTCAGCGGTAACGGTGTTCAGCCAAGTCACGGCAGCGCCAGTAGCCGGGGTGGCCGTGACGTTCTTGAACTCCAGTTCAGCGCGCGTGCCGCCTTGGCCTGAGATGATTGCCGGAGCGATCAGGATGGCATTGGCAGACGGCTTGCCGATGACGCGGAACGTCTGCAGTTGGCCGGTGTCCTGCTTGGTGATCATGTGAACCGAATTCACACCAGCGATCGTGAACGCGTCGCCAGGCTTGACGTTGGCGTAGGTCGCGGCCGTGATGTTCAGCACCGAATACCGATTGTCAACGTTCTCGGTTTCGCCAGTGGCGGCCGTGGAGGTGGACTTCGGAACCCAGTATTGATTCGCGCCATTGACCGTGGTTGCGCCGCCAGTGGCAGCACCAAGACGGAAAGTCTGATCGTTCTTGAAGACGCGGAAGCCGGCGATGTCGTCGCTCACCTCTGCACGCTTGTAGGCGTCCATCGTTTCGCGCAGGCCCGAAGTCTGGGGCTTGGCGAGGTTCGAGGCCATGCCGTTGTAAATGCGCGGCGACAGGAACTGGTAGCGATTGGCGAGGCCAATGCCTTGCTCCGTCAGCAGTGCGTCTGCTTGGGCGATGTCATCAAAGCCGGTGGGGGCCGTGGTGCGCTTGACCACTTGCGAGCCTTGCAGGGCAACCGTCATGAACAGCGCCAGATTGACGTCGCTCGACAGCTTGTGCTTGGCCTCGTCGCCCTTGCGCTTGAGGGTTTGCGGGCTGCGCAGATCCTTCGCCGTCATCTTGACAGGCGTGGACTTGTGGAAGCCAATGCTCACCGGCACAGACAGTTCGGTCATGTCGCCGAAGTTGGCGGTCTGATCGAAGCCGTCGTAGCTCACTGCGATGCCCGGAGCGGGAATCCAGAACTTGTCGCCGGTACGGTTCATTTCCAGAGGCGACAGCGGCTCATAAATCGTTGCCGCCTTGGAGATGACGAGGCCATCCTCGAAACCTTCCAGCACCTCATCGAACATCACCCGTTCTTCACGGGAAAAAGTGTTTGCCATTTCTAATCCTAGGTGTTAGGCCGAACGCTTCTGCTTCAGCAAACGCTTGTAGTTGACCAGCTCGGTGCGGTCCCCTGACTTGTCTGCCTTGGCTTCGAGTTCTGCCAATCGTTTGTCGCCGAATCCCACTCCACGGGCAGAGCCCTTAACAGCGGTTTCCGGCAGCGGAGCTGCTTTGCGAGGGGTAGCTTTCAATTGAGTCTCCAGTTTTCCAATCGCGACAGCGAACTTCACAGGGTCAGAGATGGAAGCGAGCTCCTTGGCCTTCTTCGGGTTCTTGCCGAGCGCATACACGAGCATTGCCGGGGCATCTGCTCCAGAGAGAATGATCCCTTGCTGCGTGACAGACAGGACTTCTTGGGCTTGCGCCTCTGCGTCCTCGAAGTCGCGAACCTTCAGCGTGCTTTTCTGCTTGCCGTAGTCGTCCAACTTCGTCTGCCATGCCTTTTGGGCATTCGTGGCCTCGTCCCGCTTCCTCTGTTCTTCAGCATCGGCAGTGCGCTTGCGCTCGTGCCATTGCGTCAGTTCAGCATCAAATCGGTCCTCGTCGTAATCGCATGCTGCCAGCGTAGGCTTAGCACCGACGACCACAGCTTGGGGCTGGGGCTTGGTGTTCAGCTGAGCTTCCAGCTCGCGAATCTTCTTGGCCTGCTCTCTGTTCGTCTTGCGAACGTCTCGAACCCATTGCGGGGCTACTTGCTCTTCTGCTTCTTCTGGGGTCGGCGGCTCCCCGTCTATGGAGATATCAATCTCTTCGTCTGATGTCCCGGGATCAACGGGCGGGTCTTGCGGATCTTGACCATCAGGCGGGTCGCCTGCGGGGTCTTGATCTACTGGCTCGTCCGGATCTCCATCAAGCGCAAAGTTGGGATCAATGTTCTCCTGCTGTTCTGCCTGCGTCATCTGTAAACCCTTCAATCTCACCTAAGCCGGTGGTGGCAGGCGCCATCATAGGTATTTCCTATCAGAACGCAAGCCCCATAGCTAAGACATGCCAGGAGGTGGCGTCGATGGCATCCCAGTGGATGGCGTGGGGCTGGCCTGTGGCTGGAGAACACGCTGTAGAGCCTCCACCGATGCGATCTGAGCCTCGTTCTGGGTTGCCCCTGCCTCTGCGAGCGTCTTGATGCGCTGTGCTTCCTTGAGGCTGGCCGATGCGATCGTGTCCACAGTCTTTGCCCGGTTCTGCGCTGCGCCTGCAGTGGCTTCCTCTGCGGCTGCCATGAGGTACTGCGTATTGGCGTCCGGTTGGGCGTTGGCTGCCTGCTCTGCGAGTTGTTTGGCTTCTTCCTCGGTCGGCTTGACGATGCCCATCTGCACAGCCTTGGAGCGCGCGAACTCGCGCAGGTCCGTCATGCCCTCACCTTCAAGGTTCATGATGGTGGACAGCAGCAGGGCGGAGCGCATCTGCGGGTCTTCCGTGATCGATGCGATGCCAGTGAGAGCTCGGACCACAGCAGCACGGCGGCTGGACGAGGACGGTCCGACTTCAGCCACGACGTCAAGGGTCGCTGAGTTCAGGTCGTTCTCGATGAAGTCCTGCCCCGTCTCTGGGTCGTAGGCGGGAACGTTCATCTCGACAGAGGAGACTTCGCCCTTCTCATCGATCGTCTTCATCCTGCGGCGTTCTTCGATGAGGATGTCTCGCTCCATCGACAGCCACACCTGACCGCAACGGCTCATGGCCTTGGAGAGGTTGTCCACGTACAGGAACACCTGCATGTCGAGCTTGTTCTGGATCAGTTCGACTGCCTTGCCCGACATGTTGGGCTGCAGTTGTTCTCCGGCTTGCTGATTGCCCAGGATCTCGGACATCCCCGTCTCGGTGATCTGGAAGAGCGCAGCAAGGGCAGGAGGCAGCTGAGGCGGCTTGGTGTAGCCCAGAGGACCGGCAGGCTGGATGTTACCCTCTGCGTCCCTGATGTTGTTCAGCAGCAGATACGGGTACTTCTTGACGTTCTGGTCAGCCCACATCATCGTGTGCCCGGCCATCTGTTCAGGGGTAACGATGGGGATCTCGGTCGAGGAAAGCGACGAAATCTCAGCCAGGCTCGACATCTGCATGTTGATCAGCCGCTGAATGTCCTTGGCCGGGCGAACGTGACCCATGCACCGCTCGATCCCGTCGATCACTCGGCGCTTACCGTAGACCGGGATGATCGGGATACACGTGCCGGCGATGTAGCCCTCGTCCTCCAGCACACCACCACCCGAGAGGATGTACTTGTGCACCTTCCGGCGCTTCATCCGCTTCTGACGCACCTCACGAAAGCCCGTAGCAGCCAGTTCCTCGGCCTTCTGCTGGCCTTCCTCCCCCTCTAACTCCTCGGCAGGGACCTTCATGTCCTCATCATCGAGGCCACGGAAGACATGCACCACCTCGGTAACTTCCTCCACCTTGTAGAGCTCGCAGACGTAGACCACGTCAGGCCCGTACCAGTCGAAGTTGTACTCTTGGATGCTCTTGTCCCACGAATCAGGCTCGTCGTCGTACTTCTCACGGTACGCGTCAGGCGTCATCGGGGTCAGGACGTAGCAGCGCTTGGCATCGGCCTTGTCTTGGCGTTTGGCGTCCAGATCGAAGAACACCGTTGTGTCAGCGTCGAAGATGGGCTCGATCTTGACCCGCTGCTGTTCGTTCTCGTCGTCTTCTTCGTCCTCGTAGCAGGCACGTAGGCGCCATGCACCGAAACCACCTGAGACGGCTTCCTCGAAAGCGTTGTCATACGCCTCCATCGCGTTGGAGTCTTGTTCGTCAGCACGGTAGAGCCCAGCGCACACGTCCGTGAGCTCGTCACCAGTGGCGCCATCCCTTGGGATGAACATGACGGAAATTCTGTTCGCCCGATATTCGTTGATGATTCGGGTGACAGCGAGTTGGATCTTGTTGACCTCTAAGCGCGGCCGATTCTCATACTGCTCACCCCAGATGCCCTCCCACTGCGCACCAGAGATGTGCACAAAGCGTCTGTCCTCCAAGCACTGCTGCCGCTCGTCCCAAACTGCGGACTGGATGTCATCGAACTCGATGAGCGCGTCACTGTGCACTTTCGCCAAACGCTCTGCCTTAGACTGCGCCATTGATAGCCTTTGTATATGGCCCACACGAGCCCGATAGGCGCGTATGTTAAACGAAGGCTTGACGAAAGGCTATCGTCTGGCGTAGGGGTTGTGCGATGGCATGGGCACCACCACAGGCGTCTTGGGCGTCAGGGCGGCACGTCTAGCACCCTCACAGGCATACCGGAGCGCATCGATGACGTGGTTGTCCTTGTCGCTCAGCACGGGCAGCACGAGCCCAGTGAGAGGGTCTGTCTTGTAGCTGTAGAGCGTCAGCTCGTCAATCAGATGCTGGCAGCGCGGGTGAACGATGATGTTGAATGACTTCAGCCACTCAACGCCTTCCTCCAAGCTCCGAGCGCCCTTCACTGCTGAGCTGATCTTGGGAAACCCGTTCTTGCGCATGTGGCTGATCGTCTCAGGCCGGGCAGAGTCGGCCGTGAGAGGCCACTTCTCAGCGTCAGGGATGGACATGAATAGCGCGGGCGTATCCACGATCTCGCAACCAACACGATAGGCTTCATAGGGCACGTAGAGGTTCTTGCCCACGATGTAGCACTGCACCATCACGGTCGGGTCAACGCTGTAGCCCCAGTCTGCACCTTGACGGAGGATGGCTTCCTCGGGGACGTCGAACTCCTCAATCTTCCAGTTGCGGAAGACGCGGGCCTCTGAGTTCTGCTGGTACTGGCCTAGCCAGATGTGGGCGAACTTGTCCGGGTCACGGCTCAGATCGTATTCAAGCTCTGATTTCAGTTCGTCGGGAAGCCACGGGTTATCCCGATAGTTCACCTCAACGACCGTCGAGCCTGGCGGCGGCTCTGCACAGCGCAGCAGCACGTCAACAGGGTCGGTGGGCTTGTTCGGGTTCCACGAGAACCACAGTTCAGAACCCTTCTTCCGCAAGGTAGGGCGCAGCAGGTCAAGGGAGCGTTGACTTAGGCTCTGGGCCTCCTCTACCCAGGCCACGTCATAGCCCTCCAGTGACTTGATGGAGTCGGCTGTGTGGTTCTGCATGCCCTGAAAGATCGTCAGGCTGCCATTCACCGCCTTGATGCGCGAGTCCTGCACGTCGAAGTAGGCCCCGGCGTTCATCGATGCGATCTTGCCCTCCAGCAACTTCTTCACCGACTGGTCAAGCGACTTCTGGATCTCCCGGACGCACACCGCATCCGTCTTCTCCATGATCTGACGCTCGATCAGCATCTCTCCGAAGAAGTGGGACTTGCCCGAGCCTCGGCCCCCGTGTGCGCCTTTGTAGCGAGATGGAGCCAGGAGGGGCAATGCCCAGCGGGGCGTCTGTAGACGAAGCTCAGCCATCCCAGCCTTCAGCCTTTAGATCCGCTTTCCACTGGTCATAAGCAGACCACCTTTGGCGATCCGCCTCCAACTCCGCCCTCTTGCGGTTCAAAGCATCCATCCTCACTCGACCTTGAGCCTCCAACTCGATCAGTCGGTCAATAACAGCGAAGTTGAAGAACGGTGGGATCACGTCTGCTCCTTCTTCGGGTCCACGATCTCCCGCACCACCTTCTGGAACAGCACAGGGCCTCCGCCTTCGCCTTGCAGCTCTGCGGTTACCTTGTCGCCGTAGTCCTTCGGATTCTGCTTGGAGGCTTTCCAGCGGTAGTGATGGGCCAGCTCCTTGGCTTTAGCAAGCCCGAACTGGTCTTCAGCAGACTCCAAGACTTGCCCCGCAAGTTCCTCGTAGTACCGGGCCGCCGATATCCTTGCCTCGCGCACGCGCGCGGAACGTGATGGATCAGAGGCAATCCACCGTGCAAGCACCGAAGCGTTGATCCCCAACTCATCGCAAATCTCCCGTTGCATCGCTCCATCCGTGAGCCTGTCACAGAGCCAGTCGATACCTTTTCCATCCAGTTCGTTCATATCACCTCCCTCCTGATACAAGAGCCGCACCCCAGCACCAAGCCATGCCAGCAAAAGCAACCGTCTCCAGCACCACCGTGACTAGCCAAGGCCAAAATCCACTGATGAACAGCACAGGCACCATCGGCCCATACACGATCACCACCAAAAAGATGATCTCGCCCCAGTCGATGCCCTTCTCGTCTAGAGCGTTCATGCCAGCCCCCATCCTTCGTTCATAGCGTTCATGATTTCCAATCCTTCAGCAGCGGGCGCATGCTAGCAACAGCCGCCTTTGCATCCGCTGCCGTGTAGGTCTTGCCAAAGTCAGCAGGGATCATGGGTCGTCTCACCTTCTCAGGCAATCCAAGCACAGCGCGATCGATCGAAGCCATAACTCGCCCATACGCTGCGATCTGCCTCTGCTTCTCCCGGTTCGCCCGCATGATGGCGAACTTTGTCATTGGTGCGTTCATCCCCACACCCTCATTCCCTCGTCCTCGGGCTTGGCTGCTTGCTTTGCCTTGAGCCATTCCTCGAACGTGGGTGATTTCAGAGTGCGCGAGAGGGCTTCTTGCCACTCAGAGCGGAGGTGGGCTTGTTCGTCAATGATTCGGTTCATGTCAATCCTTCATGTGTTGGGGTTGATTATCCTCTTGGGGATAAGAGGGGATAAATTACCATGCCTTGTCGTAAAACGCTTTCCAGTCGAGGTACGCGTAGAAGGGGGTGTTGCCGAGACCCAAGAGACCTGCTCCATAGCAATGCCAGCCATCTCGGCTTTTGGTGATCCTTGGCTTCATCTCAGTCTCCCCACAGCAGGTAGATGAGGAAGGCAGCCACAGCAAGAACGAGGATAGTCCCGAAGCTCATGCCGTCACCTCTTGTCTTGGAGAGGGGAGGCGAAGGAGGGTTTCGTCTACTGCATCGTCTCCGGGATTATCTAGGGGCCTCAGGAACTCATCTCCCATCGCGGTAATGTCTCCGTATCCACCAGACAGCCCAGCCTTCCCAAACACGGTGTAGGCCACACGCACTGGTGTTTCTAGCTCCCATTTGTCGCCATCGACCAATCGAGTGCATCTCACGATCGTGCCTCGAATGTCCGTTTGCCCTTTGGCCGTAGGATCATCCGAGTTAGTCACGTCAAGCAGCTTCACCACGTAGGCGATACATTTCGGCCAGCAGTTCATCCTTGCTCTCCTTCAGGGTTGGCGAGGTCGGTCATTTCTTCTCTCCCCGGATGTGGCGCTGGATTCGCGTGTTGCCGAAGCCGACGCCATGCCATCCTCGCCCTGGCACATACTCCCAAGTACGCCAATCCCTGACTCGCTGACGAGCATCCTCACGCGTCTCGTAGATGCCTTTGCTGCGCCACTTGTGGTTCCGGGTCAGGCGTACCTGAACTTGCCAAAGGGTCTTCGTGCTGTCAGTCCTTGCCATGCTGTTCTCCTAGAACGTGCGGATTGTTGAGCCTTTGAAGAGGCCCGCACAAACAGCGCCCTCCACAGGGATGCCACTGGGGCCTTTAGCCACGAATTCCGTAGCGAAGGTGTCGTCCCGACCACAGGAGAACCACGAGTAGCCCTTGGTCTGGATGTCCGTGTAGCCAGCAGACGAAAGAGCCGCACGAGCAGCATCGGGCTTGGTGCACCCAACAGTCAGCACAGCGGCCGCAATCAGCACAGCCGCAATCATTCGCGAGTTCATGAATTCTCCTTGGGTTGGTTGGCTTTGAGAAACTCAGACAGAGCACGCCTCACCAGTTCATTGATGGGCAGGCCCGTCTCCTTGGATAGCGCGCGAAGTGCCTTGTCTTGCGGCGCTGGAAGGGCGAGAGATATTCTGTTCATGCGCCTATCTTACACCTCTCTGCTGGCGATGCAACACCTAATTAGCACCGTCTCCATCAGTCCAATACTGAATCTCCATAGGACAAGCCAAGCGGGTGATATCCCCGACTCCAGGCATCCTGTCTCTAGGACTCCTGCTCCCTGAAGCGCCGAGCCAGCAAGTGATCGATACTTCCATCAGCCCCCACTAATGAAGCCCATCGATGCATGGTAGTGAGTGGCACGGCAAACATCCCCGACGCCCCCAGCACGGTCATCCGCTGACCGGCCGAAGTGACATGCTTATTGGAGCGCTTGTTGTTGTTCTGCTCACTGCGCGTAGCCCAGCGACAGTTCCCCGGCTCGTAACCTAGGAGTGGGTTGATCCTATCGAGACTCGTGCCCTCGGGCCGCGCCCCCATGTCATCAAAGAAAAACTCAAAGCTCAGCCAACGCTCACAGACCTTCACACCGCGACCGCCATACCTAGGGTAATTGCTATGTTTTTCGTCGTTGCAGCGCTGTCGCATAGCCATCCACGATTGGTATTCGCCAGATCGTTTGCCGTGACGCGCTTGGCCGTGCGTTCGAGCGGGGCGCAGCGTGGTTTCATTTTCCATGATGCTTGTCCTGTCTAGTTGCTAGAGCTACATGGTAATAGGTGGCTAACCTTCAGTCAACCTTTCTTCAAGGCCTTGAGCTTTTTCGCGTACTCCTCCTTGATGGCAATCACCTCCTCGCGCTGCCACTTGTGGGAGTCGTTCATCCGCTCCAGTGCTTCGACGCGATCCAACCCAATACGCTCGACCAATCGGGCGCGGTAGGCAGAAACGTTCCCCGAGAGGTATTGATTGCAGCGGACGCACTGGGCGTGGCAGTTGTCTTCGTGGAACCGAAGGTGAGACGCGGCACCGGTGCTGCGAAAGTGACCTGCATCACGGCCACCATGATAGGTCGGAGGCGGGGGCGGCGCCCCACAGGAAATGCACGGCTGTTTTTCGTCACGGCTTCTTATCCATCGGTTGAAGGCAGTTTGAGCATCTTTAAGGAGTTTACGGATCGGCGATAACTTCGCTAATTTAGCTACATCTGCCTTCCGCTCCTCCTTCTTCGCCTTCACCTTGGCCTTCTTCTCTGCCTTGACCAGACGGATTGCACATATAGGGGAGCAAGCACGCGCGCCCATGCGCTGGGGGGTGAAGATGGTTTGGCAGGATTCGCAGGTACGGGGCTTCATGCGACTAAGCCGCCCAAGCCTCGGATCGGCTCATTCATCCGCCAAACGCGACGAGTTCCGTATCGCTGTGAGCGTCTCAGGCCGATCGGCTTTGGGCGGGTAGCAGGCCATCGATAGTTTGGCGTCCGGCCCTTCATGGCGCGGTCAAATGCCATTCTCCGGCCAGCCGCAGACGAAGCTGTACCAATAGGGTAGCTTTTCATGCCAAGCTTTGCATATAGGTTCACGCTTCCTCCTTGTGCTGTGCAATAAAGCACGTGACGTACTCAATCAGGCTGGTCGCCCGCTTCTTCGACATGAGCGCCGAGCTCTCGCGGATGTTGACTAACTCACCCTCAATTCCCCGGACGACCTCTGCCCCCTCTTGGGTAGCGATGGCATGCGCCGAGATCATCAGCGACTTCCATGCCTGGGCCGACCTTCGTTTACCATCCCACTGGATGGCGGACTTCGCCAGATCGGTGCATAGGGCGTGGAAGAGGGCAGACTGGCCCGCATTCCTCGTCGGCTCTGATAGAACCACCTGAGCCCCATCAGGAGCGCCCCAGATGGCATCTATGGCTCTTTGGCGTACCTCGTTGGTGGTGAGGCGGAATAATCGCTTGTCAGTCACTTGGGCACCTGTCCATGGTAGTAGCTCATCGGCATCGGGATCAGATCCTTTGCCCTCACGTAACGGCGCTCAGAGAACCAATCCCCCACAATCACCCCTACGATGCCCTCCTCTCCTGATTCAAGGGCCAGGACGTTCATTCCCCGCCATTCGTAGGCGTGGCCTTGCTTCATGGTGACTGGCTTAGGGCCTTGGTCAGCAGTGCCGGTAGCTCGGAGTACGTCTCCGGGTCGTGGTTGGCAAGCACCTGAGCCTTTGCCCAGACATAACCCCGCCACGCATCCCGATAAGGGGCTGCACACAGGTTGCAGAGGTGGATCAACTCGTACTGCAGTGATTCGTTGCTCATGACTCATGCTCCTCTCCAGTTGAAAACGCTGTTGACTAACTGCCCATTCCTTGCCATCAGAAGCGGGCGGGCTACCGTCTTTTTGCGCTCTTGAGCCCGCAATGCCGTCCCCAACCCTTTGTCTGTCAGCGCGTAGGTCACGGGCGTTGGCTGCACGTAACCCCTTGTCCGCATTGAGCCTATGGTGTCGTGAACATCCTGCCAGGACAGCCCGGTGCGCTCCATGATCTGCCTGGCAGTCAAGGGCTCTCCCGAGATCAGGCACTCATAGATTTTCTTACGGCTCATGATGCCCTCGCCATGGAGAAAACGCTGTTCGGGATAGCACCAGAGAGCGCACGGAAGACAACGGAAGTCTCCCTCTGCTTCTGAAGTTCGCGCTCGGCACGCATCCTGGCATTGGCAGCGCGGGTCTGGGCGCGGGTCTGCTTTCTCTCTGCGCTTAGCTCTTTTTCCCTTTTGCGATTTTCTTCCTCCCTCCGCTTCTCCTCCTCCCTGCGTTTGGCAGCGCGAGCTCTCTCGGCCACTTTTCGGTCGTATGGAGGCTTGACAGCCTTCTCCTTCCCCGGCTGGGTGATGACGTAGATAGCAGGCATCCAGACCATGCTGGTGTTTCCGTGGCGCTTGGACTTCTGCAGGGCCTGGCCGACCTGAATGCCAGTCAGGCCAGTCTCTTTCATTATTTCCTCTTTGGTGCGGGACTTGCCGTCAGCCAAGAGGGCGAGAACTTGCTTCATGTGGGTCATCGCGCGGCTCCCGTCGTGTCGGCTGCGGCGAGCCTCTTGATGGCCGAGCGGAGCGCCGAGTGCGGCTTGATGTAATTCCAGAGGTACATCTTCTCCTCGTTGTCCGTGATGCCCGAGATGGCTTCGTACGCTGCCACCTCGTCGCCACCCTTAAACTTCTCCAGGGCCATGTCTGCAGCATCGCGGATGATCTTCTCGCGCTGGAGGTCGGTCTGTGGGATGTCCGTCTCGTCAGGCGGCAAATCCTCGCCCGAATATATATAGAGTCCCAGTCCGTGCAGGGCGATGGCTTTGGCAAGGCACCGCTGCATGGCAGTGTTCACCGCGAACGCGTCGGGGTTCGGGATGGCCTTGTTCTTGTGGTCCATCACTGGCAGTTGAGCCGTCATGGTCTTGCCGAACGCCGAGACGGAGCAGAACACCATCAGCGTCTCCTTGAAGTACACGGGCTCCTTGTACTCCCACGTCGCGGAGGGATCGAGACGGAGCAGCTGATCGACGGCCCAAGCCCAGCTCAAATATGTGAGATTGCCTTTACGCTCGGTCTTGCCGGAAACGTTGATGGCTGCGATTTCGGGATAGGTCTTCATTCTTGGTTCTCCGTTGGGTTGAAATAGCGGCGGGCTTCTTGTTCAGCTACCCACGCTTGATGTGATGTGGCTCCGTAGACGTCAACGGCTTCGTTGTAAGCCTGCTGGAGCACTGCGGCGATGTCGTCGCTCATGTCAGCCACCCCATGACCCATCCAAGGGCAAAAGCGCATGCTGCGATGTAGGCGTAAATTGCAAAAGCATTCTTGACGCCGTTGACGACGTTGTGAGCCTCGTTGGGAGGGTATCGGCTATCCATGATTAGTCCTTAGGATCTGCCTGCACAAGCTCGACAGCACTACGAACTACAGCGCACAGCTCGTTATAAGACACGCGGTTCTTTTCAGCGAAATCGAATACCGGCCCATAGTTAATCACCGGTTCTGTAGCTGTCTGTTTAGGGGCTTCGAGACCTTTGGCGAAGATGTTGTCAATGGCGATCATGGCGAAGCGGTCGTCATGAGAATCAAGCCGGGTGCTTTTCCAGTCCTCCCAGACTTTCTTTACTTCGCTCCGGCACTTGCACTTGATGTGCGGCTTACCCACCTCGCTCTGCCTTGAAGCGGCGATTGCGGCGTCGTGCCGCTCAAGTTCCGCAATGGTGACAGAGGGCGGCAGGGCAATGAGCATGCGATTCTTTAGGCGCTCAAGAGACTGGAACCAGTCATGCAGTTCCTGTATGGAGCCCTCAACCGAATCCCGGTCATCGACCGTGCGAGGCAAGCCCTTGGGCCGGAAGTAATTCAGAAAGTGCCCATACATCCCGCCAGCCCCAGCCAACAACATACGCTCTTCGAGGCTCAACACGTCGTTGATTGCGTCCGCCGGCTCATACGCTGTGGTTTTACTTTCGTCCATGCTTATCTCCAGAAGTAGAGCCCAGCGGCTCCGATGATGATGACGATGACGATTGCCGAAGCAACCTCGAACGAGCGATTCTTCGCCTTGGCAAGCTCTTGGATTGCGTAGGCATCGCGGACTACGTCTGCTGCGGTGCGCTGGGTGCGGGTGTACGACAAGGGCGTCGTGAGGAAATCGTTTTTCATTTGGACATTTGCTTAGCGAGTCGGTCGTAAAGGACGACGTTGACCGTCGCCGCTAGGTTCATGCATCGGTTGGTCGGGACTTGGACGACCAGCGGGACCTTTCCCAGTATTTCCTTGCGAACACTCCCATCTTCCGGGCCGAAGATATAGAAGGCCGAGTCTGGGTGAACAAAATTCACCAGCGATATTGAGCGATCGGTTAGTTCGATTACTACAGGTCGTGCCCCGTAAGGCACGTGCGTCATCAGGTCGTCAACCTCAAGACATGGGATGCTCTTGTAAGCACACATGGTGTCGGTTGCGTAACGACCCATTCGGCCGCCAGAAACCATCACCATCCCTGCCCCGTAGCATCCTGCTGCACGCAAGACGCCACCAAGATTTGCCGGGGTCTTGCACCGGTCAAGGCCAATGGCAGCAAAACCTCTCATAGCCCCTCCCGAATCTTCTCGTCACTCACATTTTCGAGAATGTAGACCGCGCTAGACAGCAGATCCGACACGCTCTGAGCATGCTCCGTGTGCTTCCAGTTGCAGTTGTCCACTTGGAAGCGGATCTCGTTGATCAGAAAGGCGAAGGTGCGCTCGTCAGGCTGAGTGCGTGCCATCTTGCGCATCACCTCCAGCACAGGAAGGGCTCGCTCCATCGCGGCACGGTCGGCCGACTCGAATGCGTCGTCTCCAGCGAGTTCGATCATGCTTGTTCTCCTGTTGCCTTGGAGATGGCGGCGCGAGCCCGCTCGACAGAAGCAGCTGACATGTGTTCTGTCAGGCTCGCGTGTTGCATGAGGTCGATACACACTGCCAGCAGGTCCGGCGCAGCGGCGATCAGGCGGGCGTTGGCCAGCTGCTCCTCTTTGCCAACAAGCTCGCTGCCGACATAGTTGCGATAGACATCAGCAACGTAGGTGTCGCCCCAATAAATGGACGCGGCGTTAGATTCGTTGCAGCTGTCCGGGTTTTGAACGACTACACCCTCGCCCGTTGTGTGCTTCGTGCTCATGCTTGCCCCTTGAGCCAAGCGACAAGGCGCTGGAAGAGGGAGAGGCGGGGAGCGTCGAACAGCTCGATGTGCAGATCGTGCTGGTGGGCCAGCTCGTGGATCTCGGGGATGGTCATGGTCTTCTCCGGTTGGTTTGTTGCGGTGTCGCTATCTTATGTCTGCGGAACAGGGATGGCAACATCTTTTTAATAATCACCACTCAAATCTATCAACTTATGCGTTGACAAACTTAACACCACAGGCAAAATTGGGCCTTCACTAACCAGGAGTTTCAATGGACGCCAAATCAATCATCCTCGACCTGAAGACCAGCGGCCTGACCAGTCGCCAGATTGCCCAGATGGCAGGCATCACAGACCCTGCCGTGCACTACATCATCAAGGGTCAGACCAAAATGGTGCACAGGCAAACCCTGTTCGGTCTTCTCAAGGTGCATGCGGCCGCTCTTAAGATCGCTCAGAAGCGCCTAGAGGCCACCACGCACGAGATCAAGCATCTGGAGGCACAGGTTGACTCCCTGCGTCTGGCAGAGACTTTGAGAGTGCTGTGATGACGTTCGAGCCACGCTGCAAGGCTTGCCGCGAGAACGACAAGACCCTCTTCTATGTGTACTGCGCTGGCTGCATCCTCCGAAAGGATTACGCCAACCGAATTGCACCCAAGCCGATGGAACACCCTGCCATCAGCCGCGAGTCTTTCCCCTCAACCTTCCCACCATCGGAGAAATCATGAACTTGACCGGAGATCGCAATCAATGCCCAAGCTGTGGGCAGTATTTCAACTCAACCTTTGCTTTCGAGAAGCACAGAGCCGGAGAGCACGGCCGGAATCGCTGCTGCTTGCCCGTTGCCGAGATGCAGAAGAAAGGCATGAGCAAGAACGCTGCCGGCTTTTGGATCACCTCTGTCATGCCTGAGACTGCCCGACCATGAACCTCATCCCCTTCCTCCTTGTCACCCTTACTGCCTCTCTGGCGGCTCTTGTTCTTACCTTCTATCGTGGAGCAGCGTAAATGACACTCACCCTTCCTATCGTTGTTGGCAAGAAGTATGTTCGTCGGGATGGCAAAGTCATTGAGGCCAAACCCGTCCCAGACCTAGACAGCTTCGCGTGGGTAACAGACATCGAACCCGACTGGGATGACTTCCAAAGCTATGAGCCCGCCTGCGTGTATCTCTACAACGGAAGAATTTATTACAACAACAACGCGGAGAGGGATACGCCTTTAGACCTCGTCTCCGATTACATCGAGCCCGCCAAGGGCCATCCCCATGCCGCCCTCATGATGGAATTTGCCAAGGACGCGGCCGAAACGCGCAACCCCATTGCGTTATGGCAATACCGCAGGCCGGGCGAAGAATGGGCGGACTTTGAAGGCGCGAACGTCATTAATGAAACTGGCACGCCCGGCTTTTGCGGATGGTATCCCGACTACGCTTACCGGCGTCGCCCCACCATCAGCCCCGACCCCCACGCTGAAAACGCTGCCGAGTATGCGAAGGACATGGCCTTGAGTGACAAGGCCTGGGAAGGATGGGAGTGCCGCGATGCTGGAACGCTTGATGACTGGACCGAGCTTTACTCACACCCGGCATGGGGCCATGACACCCTGTACCGCCGCAAGGAGCAGTCATGACCCTCTCCCACACATCCGATGCCCTGCCCTATGTCGCAGGACTGATCTTCCTTGTCTTGATGCTGTGCTGGATCTTTGAGCCGTTCCCAGCGGATGAGCCTGAAGTGATGGATCTGGGGGAGGAGTGGAAATGAACCCGTTCGATCCCCAGTGGAAGTCCGGCATCACAATCCCTCCCTCAAAGAAGCGCCGCTATGCCTACAAGGGCCTAGTCCCTGTCGAGAGACAGCCCCAGGCTTTCGTCATCATCCCAAGGGCAAGGATGCAGGCTGATAACGATAGACGAGATGCGCTTAAGAGGACCATTCATTCACCGGAGAAGCAACATGACTGAAGCACACGACGAATTCAAGCGGATGGAGACGCCCGAAGAACACATGGAGCCGTGCCCCTGCTGCGGTGCCGACGCCGAGCTTTGGCAGCGCAGCACCAGCCCGACAAGCCCATGCACGAAGTTCGGGGCATGTACGACTAGCTATGCCATCGGCCCGCAAGATGGGCTCTGTAGCGACGGCTGTCTGCTTTACATGCCGCCTGACAGCTTCTACAAGGCGACCATCCGCGAGGCCGTGAAGTACTGGAACGAGTTCGCCAAAGCTCTAGCGGCGGCTCAGAGGGCCAATCGCTGGGAGCGAGCCCAAGTTTTGCGCATCGCAACGTCTTCCGCTGAAGAGGAGAAATCATGAACGAACCGAATCGCGAACCTCGCTGGATCTGCCTAGAGGGCATGAATAAGGACGAACTTGATGCCTACGACTACGGTTGCGCCGGGATGATGGATGCGCTCAAGCGAATCCTAGACGGCAAGGACAACGGGGCAGGCGTCTCAGGCGAACCGTGGGAGTCCTTGCGCCGTAGAGTCATTGCGCTGGTTGAGGCAAGCAATGCCCCGCCTCCTGTTGACTGACTGCTTGGCATGAGCGAAAATGCTCGTAGCGCAGTGAAAAGCGCATAAGCTGGTCCGATTCAAGTTTCCTTTGGTGACTAGGTTCGGACCGTATTCATCGGTCGCAACGACCGGGGACCAGCTCGGAATTTTCACCCGAGCCTAGTCAACCAAAGGAAACTTGTTTTGTGCATTACTTCAAGAGAAACATAGGCGACTACGCCAAGAAAGCCGGACGGCTCTCTATGTTGCAGCACGGTTCGTACACGCTTCTTATCGATGCGTGCTACGACCGTGAACAGTTCCCCACCAAAGACGAAGCGATCGAATGGACTTGGGCATCCTCTGCTCAGGAAATCGAGGCGGTCGAGTTCGTTCTGAGGAAGTTCTTCATCGTGGAGGACGGTCGCTACATTCAGCAGGACATTCAGCGCGACATCGCTGACTACCACGCCAAAGCGGTCAACAACAAACGAATCGCCGACGAACGCGAGGCAAAGCGTAGGGCAGAAGGCACGAACCGTGAACGAATCGTGCACGAAGCTCCACCTAACCATAAACCAATAACCACTAACCAAGAACCAAGAACCATAGGTTCCGTACCTGAAGGTACGGCGGCAGAAGCCGCAGAGTTGACCAAGGCGGAATTGTGGTCAGCAGGAAAGTCACTTCTTGCTGAGCAAGGAATGCCTAAGGCTCAATGTGGTTCATTCGTCGGCAAGCTCTGCAAGGACTATGGCGACGAAGTGGTGATCGATGCCGTGAGGGCTACCTGCGTGGCAAGGCCAGCCGATGCCGCTGAATACCTCAAGGCTCTTTGCATGCGCTCTGCTGGACAGCGCACCTCCAAACCCGCCAGCAAGCACGCTGGCTTCGACAAGCTCAACTATCGTGAAGGAGTCTCTCATGACGGATCGCTCGCATAACAGTCTCGCCAACCAGATCAACCAAGCTGCTGCAAGTCCTGTGCCTTCCAGTTTGAGAGAGCCATTGGGCAATCGCGACCTTGCTTGCGAGCAGCATGGGCCTTATGCCTCCACCGGCGTTCGGTACATGGGCCGGCGCGAGGTCTGGACACCTTGCCCTGACTGCGAAGAAGCAAGGATTGCCAAGGATAGGCAGGATGCAGCCATGGCGAAAGCAGCGGAGGAGCGCGACCGCATGCAAACCTTCCTCCATCGCTCGCTGATTCCCAAGCGGTTCATTGGCCGAAGCCTGGACAACTTCAAGGCAACGACTCCTGAGCAGATCGACGCACTAAGAATCACGCGTGAGTTCGTGGAGAACTTCGACAGCCATGTAGCGCGGGGCAGCAGTTTGGTTTTCTCGGGCCTGCCAGGGACCGGGAAAAGTCATCTAGCTACCGCCGCCCTCCAAGCAATCATGCCGCGTCACTTCGGCCTCTACACCACCTGCATGAACGTGATCCGCAGTGTTCGGGGAACGTGGCGCAAGGACTCGGAGATGAGTGAGACACAGATGCTCAACGTCTACGCGGATTTACCCCTGCTGGTGCTGGATGAGATCGGCGTGCAGTACGGGACGGATGGCGAGCAGACGATCCTTTTTGATGTGTTGGACCGACGCTATCGGGACATGTTGCCTTCCATCTTCCTGACCAACCAAGACAAGAAGGGCTTCAAGGAGTTCATCGGAGAGCGCACCTTCGACCGGCTGACCGAGACATCCCGCTGGGTCGCCTTCGACTGGCCCAGCTATCGCCCCACAGCCCGAAAGGAGCAGTCGTGAACGAGGAGGCAGAGGCTTTGAGCCTCCCTGTCCTCCATCGCCTCCAGCACTGGCCCTGTACAGCATCGGAACTGCAAGACGCACTAGGGGATAATCGGGAGGCCATCTACATGACGCTTGCCCGGCTGGAAGCGATGGACTTGGTCGAGATGCAGAGGCGCAAGGAACGCCCGTGCATCTATTGGAAGCTCACTCGCCATTGAAGAAATCAATCACGCAGAGCGATACAAATGCATATGATTGAGCTATCGACAACCAACCCCGGAGAATCCATGAACATCCTTGAAACCCGAGATTTCCTCGCTGCCATGATCGTTGATCACATCGATGGCGTGATGGCAGAGCTTCTGATTCATCAGTACTTTGCGCCGGCTCAGGCTGAGTGGGAGCTGCTGTGAACGCGCCGCACACTGCCGGCCCCTGGCGCTGGGAACTCAGCGAGCAGAGCAAGCGACTACACCTCGTTGGCGGCAAACCCATGTTCGACCTCACGATCATGGACTTCACACGTTGGGGGATGAATGACGCAACGGTTTGTCTTCGCGACACCGCCCACGACGGATTCAACATCATGCACAAGCTGCATGAGCGCCGCGACTGGATCGCGCCTTTCCCTGGCCGAGAACATCACGCCAAGTGGTGCGTCAATGTCACGCAACCTGACATGCGCCTGATCGCCGCCGCGCCGGACCTGCTTGACGCTCTTTGCGCCTTGGTCCTCAACATTGACGCAGGAAAAGCAACGTTGATCGAGATGTGTGACGCCCGCGCCGCCATTGCAAAAGCAACAGGGGAGCCATCGTGATCCCTCCCTCAGCAATGAAGCCCAACCGCAAAGACGTTGGCTACTACATGCGCCTGTCTGCCGAGGACAAGACATTCCTGCTCAAGATGGGTGGTGTTCGCTGGATTCGCAGTTGCATCGAGCTTGCCCGCAACTCTAAAACCCTGCCGGAGACCCATGATGACCACTGAAATCGATCCCTGCGCTTTTTGCGGCGAGTACGACGGCGAATGCGCGATCAGCGGCGTGCAAAACCTTCAGGGCAAGCGGAAGTTCGCCGTCTACTGCAACGGCTGCTTCTCCGAAGGGCCGCCAGCAGAAACGAAAGAGGAAGCCATCGAGGCGTGGAACACCCGCTCCCCCACTACCGCAGCCAGTGGAGTCGTACAGGCCCTGTTTGGCTTCGAGCGAAGCGACCTTGCCTACTTGGTCGACTGCCTCGAACGCAAGCACGGAGACGACGTGGCTCACGGATCGACTGATGCTGCCGCCCGGTTCATTCGCGCCGCTCTCGCATCCAGAGAGGCCCCCGAGCCGACTGAAGCTCAGAAGCAGCAAGTGATCGCCCAATTCCTTGAGCGCACCGGTCAGTACGTGACGAATGATGCCTCGCGCGAAGATGCTATCAAGCGCGCCGTGGACGCTGCCCTTGCCTCCCCGCAGGTAGCTCCAGCCCCCATCGAGTGCGATGACCATTGCTTCTTCTACGGCACCGGCATGACCTGCAACGAATGCGAGGGCGCCACCCCTGTACAGGTAGCTCCGAACCCCTCCCCGTCTCCCGCTTCAGTGCTGACGGACGAGCAGATCATCAACAACATTGAGAACGCGATGAACATGGAGCGCGGCCTGTGGCACCTGGTTTCCTGCGGCGAACTTGTTTCCCTTTTTCGTAAGCACCTTGCTATCCAAGGAGAAGTCAAATGAGCCGCGAGTCTGAAATGGTTGTCGTGCAGCGCGACGCCCAAGGTAAGCCTACGGTGTGGTGTGACCCGGAGATCGTTGACTTGATCCAGGCACTGAATACGAATGGTCTTCGCACCGTAGCATCGTGCTCCGGCCATGGTCATATCTCCGGCTTCATCAGCCTGGCTGACGGCCGTGAAATCCTCTTGCCTCGCAGTGTCGAGGAGCGCGACTTGATGCTGTCGGTATTCACGATCGATATCAACGGCACGCCTTTGAATGAGCAATTGCCTGCCGCCGCCCCGGTAGCTCCGCAGGATGACGCACGAGACGCGGCCGATGCCGGGTGCTCCGCATGCATGCGGACGGGCGAATCCAACTACCTGGGCGAAGGATGGCCCGAAAAGCCCATTCGCTGCGAGAAGTGCGGCGGAACCGGGAAGGCCGCAGCCAAGCCGACAGAGCCCACCCTGACCACCCAAGGAGAGCAGTCATGAATGAAGACCAGATGAACGACGCCGCTCGGGCGATTGCACTAGAGGAAGCCGCTCGCATTTGCGATGACCTGACGTGGGCAATCGACAACGCTGGACAGCGTTATCGGCGTGAGGCTTTGGCCTCGAAGTGCGCCGAGGCAATTCGAGAACGGGCTAATGTTGCCCTCGCCACTCCCGCACCAGCGCAGCCCGACCCCCTCCATGTCGCCAATGAGCGGGGGGAGGGAGAGCCGGTGGCGTGGCGCTATGCGCGAAACGGCAATCGTGTCGAGTTTCACGCGCATCGCCTTGACCATTTCTATTGGGACGACATCAAGCAGGATTACATCAAGGGCACACCTCTGTACCTCCGGCCATGCCGGCCGGCCAAGGTCATTCCTAACTCCGTCGAATCCGACGGTTTTAAAGCTGATGCACGGCTGTTACCCAGTGCTGCCGCTCCTACATCACCGACCCCGGCACAGGAGGGGAAGACATGAAGAACTTCCTTGCCACAATCGGCGCCTTTTTCGCCATCATGGTCATCCTTGGCGCTGTGTACCCCGAAACCTACGCCGTCCACTTCGGCCGGTGTGTCTCTCAACCCGCTACCAGTCGGTAACTGGCAACCTTTGGAGAAATCATGAACAAGTCGCTCGTCTTCGCATCCCTTGCCCTCGCCTCGTCCGCTACGTGGGCGACGTACTGCCCGGATAATTCTTCCATCGAGAGCCATGTCAACAACGATTGCCATGCGCCCTTCAAGGACCCGACCAAGAACGCCAGCGGCTCCACGAGCGCCAGCGACTCGTCGGCTCAGGCCAAGGCAGCAGCGCAATCGTCTGCCAGCGTCAAGGCGACACAATCAGTAACTGGTACCCAACGCCAGCAGCAGCAGCAAGCCCAGCAGCTGAGCAACCGCAACGCCAATCAGTCGGCCGGTGGGTCTGTCGTCATCGAGGGCAATCAAGCAGGCTCAGGCGACCGCTCCAGCTTCGTGGCCTGGGCGCCCGTCCTGCACGGTCCTGCAGCCCCTGCACTGGCATCGGCTAACCTCGTGGTCGTTCCGGGCGTCTGCGGGCCTCGTGTTCGCGTCATCACGACCCAGATCATGGGGCAGCACTACGGACCGATGGGGGGCCGCTACGACGAGCAACGGGGCTACATGGAGACGCTGGGTCCGTGGCTTGATGAAGATGGCAATCCGGGCAAGCCATTCGTCTGGCGCGATGGCTTCATGCTCGGGCATGTCGTAACCCAGTACGCGGCAGTCGTGGGTACATCGAGCGCTGCATCGTTCAGCGTGGGCGGTTTCGTGGATAGCAAGGGCCTGCAGGGTGGTGCTGCGGGCTCGGGTGCTGCTCAGCAGTTGGTCAAGAGCCTGCAGGTCATGGAGTGCTTGATGGAGGTCAAGGCTGTCGCTGCTCCCGTCGCGACGCCCGCACCTGTCTACAAGCCACGACCGCGCAAGATCATTCGTCGGCAGGTGGTTGTGGACTGCGGCTGCAAGCGTTAAGATAGTTCTGGGTCTGGGCTTCGGCCATTGGATTCTCCGTAACGGTGCTGAATACTGATTCAGCTTCCTTGCTACCAGAGGCAGGGACACAAACAAACGAGCCCGCAGAGTGGTTGCACACCGAGCGGGCTCTAACCATTCCAACCTGTACTAGAGGTCATCATGGCTGCTGAGATTCTATCGGCTAAGCGCCTGCGCGAGCTCGTCCACTACGATCCTGATACCGGAATATTTACTTGGCTCGCTCGGCCTAAAAACTCGTTTTCAGGGCCTCGCTCCGCTGCAATGTGGCATACCCGCTACTGCGGTAAACGTGCCGGCAGTCTCAACAAGACCTTAGGTTACGAAACCATTCGGCTTTTCGGTTGCACTCAACTTTCTCACCGGATGGCTTGGCTGTACATGACGCATGAGATGCCAAAAAACGAGGTAGATCACATAAACGGCGAGCGTGCGGATAACAGATTCTGCAATCTGCGTGATGTGAGCCCACAGATCAATAAGCAAAATATTCGCACGGCTCCTAGAAAAAGGGAGAAGCTGCCGTTAGGCGTCTACCGGGTCACGCGCGACAACCTGAAGAAGTCGTTCACCGCCAGCTTGTCTTTCAATGGGAGGCATATCTTTCTTGGCTATTTCTTGACGGAAGAAGAAGCCCATTTTGCTTACGTTGAAGCCAAGCGGAAATGGCATGCGGGCTGCACTATTTAGGCGTTAAGGATTCGTACGATTTTTCGCAGGCGAGGCCGGCGATTCTGGATCGGTCAGCAAACTCTCCGACTGCGACAAGCTCTTGGCTATGCCGGTCGAGCACGTTGACAAGCAGATCAAGGGCGGATTCGGCTGCCGGGCCTCTTGGGGTAGTGCCGGGATTCGAGGGGCTGCGACGGCTGGAGGCGACAAGAGCGGCGACTTGCTTGCGCAGGCCGTCAGCAGCGTTGCGAGCACCAGCGGCATTGCTCTCAGCCAAAGCGATTTGTTCTTGAGCATGGCGGATTGACTCCTGCTTTTCGGTTTCACGGCGAGACTCCTCTACGCGCGCTGCGAGCTGCGCACTGGCAGCGGCTTGCGCATAGGTGACGCGCTCTGCAGCGAGCGTTTCCCGGACTTCGGCCGTCTGAGTATGGGCGCGGTTCACTCGCACCTCCTGAAAGCCTACAGCAGCCAGCAGGAGGGCAATCGCAAGCAGCGACCAATGCTTGAGGATGAATGCGAAGACCATATCAAGGCTCTAGAAGATTCGAGGCGATGCGCTTAGCCCAGCCCCTGCCAAAAGTGGACCAAGCAGGCAGGGAAGTCATGAACATCAAGCGGGTGCCGTTGAATCTCGCGCGTAGCTCTGGTCCCAGCGCTGTGGCAGCGGCAATGGTGACAGGGCCAATGACTCCATCATCCTTGACGCCGGCTGCTCGTTGTAGCCATTTCGCGGCTTGCCCCGGCCCAGAGTTGACAGCGGCGTCAAAGACGTCAAATCTGATAGATGCCGGAAGCTGGTCTGCCTTCATGGCGTTCCAGTAGTCGGGGCGGTAGACGACCTCCTTCGCGAACGCTTGAGGAAGCTCGCGCATGTCGCCCTTGTAGCCCCGAGCACGCGCTACTCTCTCAGTCACGCCCCATCGAGTTTTTCCACCGGGATCGGTTGGATTGTCACTGTATCCGCCTTCATGACCCATCAGTCGGTCGAAGGCTTCATCAAAGGTTAGCATCTGGCCTCCAAGTGGGTTCTAGGGGCATAGGTTGGGTCTTGTCGCGAGGAACAGCGTGGCGCTTGTTATTCCAGTGCTTGTAGATGATGACAACCACATAGAACGCGAAAGCAGCTGAGAGCATCATCCCGCCCTCGCTGACCCAGCCCTGTCGAACCACGCGGACCGACGTAGCAAAGGCGAAGATGGAAATGCAGGAGAGCGCCAATCGCTCAGCAGTCGTATCCCTCACCTTGGGCGAGAAAACCGCGTACAGCCCTCCTATGCCGACCACGAACCAGCTAGCA